GGACCCTCGCCGAGAAGATCGAGGAGGAGGAGGAGTAGATGAGGATAGATCTCTCCGGCCCGGACGGTAACGCTTTTGCGATCCTGGGGATCGTCCAAAAGCGCCTTAAAGAGATCGGTCGGGCCGAGGACGTGTCGGCGTTCGTGGCCGAGGCGACGGCCGGGGACTACAATAATCTTTTAGAGGTGGCTCGGCGATATTGCCCCGATCTGGAGTTTGAGGGCTTATAAAGCCCTCTCCTCTCTTTTCTGAAGTTCCCTTCTAAAATCGACAGCGGCAAAACCGCCACCAGTCGAGCCCCCTACCACGATGACGCCTTTTCCAGCCCGTCAAGCATTATGGTATGCGACGAGATCCTACTATTCTCTAAGTGTATGGAATAATCGAGTTTGCAGCAGAGGGGGGTCGAGGACCTCGGAGGATATGCCCCACTTCTCGAACATTTGGCTACGGGAAAAGAGGTCGTTTTGTGGTGGATACTTCCGAAAATCCTATGGCGAGATCGAGGCCTGGGGGCACCACTCCCCAGGCCGATCAAGCCTTCCTGAACAAGGCCGCAGGCGGGTTCAACGTCTGCGAGACGGCATCGTCGTCGTACCAGGTGGATGACGTAATCGTTGTCTGGTAGGCCGTTCACCTACCTTTCGATTTAGTCATCCTTTCGGATGCCAAAAGATGATAGTGGCGACCGCCTACAAAAGCGTTTCTTATGTAACCGGCTGCTCGAAAATGGAGGAGTGGGTTACATAAGAATACGAAAGGACGCCCGCCAGGTGCCGATTGTGGAAGATATCGAAGGCGGGCGGTGGGGCCGATCTCGGCTTCCGTTGAATCATCGGGCCTGAGGTCGGTCGGTTTTTTAAAGGTCGCCATGCGCTATAAGCTTTCCTGTGCGCTATTTAATAGCGCAACATCTCAAAAATACATTAGCTAACGTAAGATTTAAATGCTTGCAAACGATTCTACTCATATCGAAAAAGGCGCATCATAATAGTTACTCCCGGGAGGTTGCAACTCCCGAGAGATGCTAGGTGCGTTGTCCTGTGGAGGAGGACAAAGCATGGATGATAATAAGCTGATCAACTATTTATCAGCTTCCGATGAGGTCGGAAGCGGTATCGGCGACGACCATATCCAGGTTTTTGAGGCTGGCGTTCGCCACGGGCTTAGACAAGCCCGAGAGGCCGGAAACCACGATATAAAGCTTATTTCGGCTTTAGAATCTGTTTTAATCGATCTTCGTTATCTCGTCGAAGAGGTCAATGGCCTGCTAGAAGAGGCGGACGGAGAGTTATCACAAGAAGGACAACCTCCTTTTATAGCGGCTGACAAGGCGGCCAAGGTACTCGACGAGGTGGTCGTGTGACTCCGCCCGTATCCGCCGCGCACGAGGGGGCGAAAGCTGGACATGCCGCCGAGGCCCTAGGGCTACTCGCGCTCATGGCCAAGTCCGAGATCGAGAACCCCTTAACTCAGTTTTTCCCGCCTTGCTTAGAGGATCTTTGGGTGGGCGGATGTCCGAACAAGTCGACGGCGCGGAAGCTGGCGCGGGCGGTCTGTTTGTGGCTCAAAGGCCATTGGAAGTCCGAGGGAAAGGACTTCCTCACGGCGAGGGGCTTCGAGGTCATCGAGAAGATGGAAGAGTGGGATACCCGGAATGCGGATCCGCTCGGCGAGGAGGAGATCAACAAGCTCGTTATGGAGGTCCTGCACGGCGCCAGGACGACCATAAGCTGTGACGAGCTGAAAGAAGATCTGGTCCTGAGCTTCTACTGCCATGAATCAGACTGCTATTATAAACGGGCGGTGGACCAGGCCGCAACTCGAAATATCGAGTTTGGCGACGTCGTCGTCTACGACGATAAGGGGCGGCCTAAGTTCTCGCCGGATCTGGCGGCGGATGCCCTCATCAACGCCTTCGAGATCATCACGACGCCAGATAAGAAGATCTGGGTCTACAGCGCCGGCATATTCGAGCCCATAGGCGCCTACCTCGTCGGTAAAATCCTGGATAGGGTGGCCGGCGACCTCCTTACCATCAAATCATTGAAGGAGACCCTGGAGAAGGTGTACTTCAGGACGAAGGAAGAGTACGAGATCTTCGACTCGGACCCCTACCTCTTTTGCGTCGAAAATGGCGTTATCGACATGAGGCGGGGGCACGCTGGATTCAAGCCCCATGACCCAAAATATCGGAGGACCTGGAAAGCTCCTGTACTCTACGATCCTGAGGCCCGGATGGTGGAGGGCGAGAAGTTCCTCGACTCTTCTCTTGATGCTGATGGAAGGAGGACGTTTCTGGAGATCCTGGCGGCGAAGACAACGGGGCTTAACTTCGAATACTTCAGCCCTTGGATAGGCAGGGGCCAAAACGGGAAGACGGTGGCTGAGGAGTGGATCAGAGCCTTCTGGGGCGATGGTCAGGTTACAGAGGCTGAAGTCTCCACCCTGGGGAAGAGGAGGTTCGATCTTTGGGAGCTGAAAGGAAAGAGCTTCCTCATCAACTCAGAGGTCGAAGGCGGAAGGTCCGAGATCAGATGGATAAAGCACATCAGCGGCGGCGGGAAGGTCACAGCAGACCGGAAGCATACCGACCACGTATCTTTTAGGCCCCATTGCTTCATTATCTACGATTGCAACCGACCGCCACGATTCGACGACAACACCCACGCCTTTAATCGGAGGATCGCCCCTATCCTGTGGCCCTATTCGTTCGTCGATGAGCCTATAGAGGCTTATGAGATGCGAAGAGACCCGGACGTTCTCGCGAAGATTACGAGGCCTGAAGAGCTGTCGGGCCTCTTGAACGCCCTCATCGAAATCGCCCCGAAGGTCATCGAGACGAGGACTATTCATAGGGTGGCATCCGGTGTGAAGATAGCTGAAGCCTATGACATGAAGGCCGCATCAGGGGATATCTTCTGGGACAGGTTCGTCGAAGGCGATCCGGGCCGATCTGTCTCCTCGAAGTGGCTTTATCAGAAGTATGAAGAGTTTTGTCAGATAGTCGGTGCCTCGCCGATCCGAGACAGAGACTTTAACAGCATCGGTCGCAGGCTCAAGTACTCGAAGGGGCGAGAGAATTCTCCAGCAGGACGTATTCAGGTCTGGCAGAACTGCGATTTTAACGAGGATTCATGGAATGAGTTTCTCTTGGAGTGGACCAGCAATGGACCAGCAATGGACCAGCATAAATCGATAACAAGACCAGCAAGACCAGCAAGACCAAGCAATCCTATTAATTCCATAGAGGAAACTGAAGACATAGAAAGTCCTGAAATTCACTATAATAAGGTACACGATTCTGCCGGTCTTGCCGGTCCTGCTGGTCCAGATAGCGATTCTTTCTGTCCAGCTGACCGGCATATGCTGGTCCAAAATAGACCAAGTACCATCTCCGAGAATCTCGCCGAGGCAGCCAGACGGGAAGCTGAGCACCTGGAGCACTTCAAGACTCCAGCAGAACCGGCCCCCCAGAAGACTTACATCGTCCTGGAGGACGTGCCAACGTTTACGGACGGGTTCAAGCGATGGGCTCTGAAGAAGAACGATCTCGTCTCGGGCCTTCCTGATCTCCAAGCAAAGATCTTGCGAGATAAGGGGATCATCCGGGAGGTGGGGGCTTGAAACAAACCCTCCTCTCCGACTGGACTTCTATTAGAGCGAAGGTATTTGTAGGCAGAAATGCTTCATCTTCTGGGGAAGGGTACTTGACCAATTACGATATGATTATCGCCGTAACAAAAGAAGGCGAGGAAGTCACGTTTTCAGAGATAAATAGGAGGGTACAGTCTCGATTTGGCCGTGTCTCCGACAAATCTCTTAAAAACGTGCTTAATCGAGCCGTAAAACGTGGTGAATTTTTGAAAACTCGGGGGCGGGCCAACCGGTTCCGCCGCTCTTCCTCCACATGACCGCCCCCGACTCCTCCCCCTTCCCGATGATCTGGGGGCGCCACCATGCCCCCATTTCTCCCAAAAAAGCGGCCCGATGCCATACGGGCCGCTCCATTCCCTCTTACGGGGTGGTCCTGAGTGAGTAAAGGCGGCCCCGTCTCGCCGGAGGAGGAGAAGGCGATCCTGGCGGCCCTGGAGGAGGGCCGATCCGTCCGAGACGTCGGCCGGGAATTCGACCGCTCCAATTCTACCATATCCGACGTAGCGAAGAGAAACGGTCTCGATTTGGCCGAGCGTTCGGAGGCCAAAAAGGCAGCGATCGCCAAATCATGTTACGCCGCCGAAGACAGGATCAAGCTAATAGGCGAGCTTCTTAACAAAGCAAAAGAATTGATGAAGACCTGCGACAGCTCCCGAGACCTCCAGTATCTCGCAACGGCGATAGCGATCGGCATCGACAAGCGGCGGCTGGAAGAGTCCACCGACCCGTCGGCGAGAGGCGGGGAAATCCGTATCCTCTTCGAGAAGATGACGGCCGAGGAGGCGGGGCCTTGAGGACCGTCGCCGATCTCATCGAGGAGATGGAGCTTCGAGAGCTTGAGGCGGAGGCCTCGGCCCTCCTCGCCAACCTGGAGACGATCCTGGAGAGGATCCGGGCCCTGAAGGCGGGGGTGGGATAGATGGCCTTCGAGATCCCCGTCGGCAAACAGCGGGACTTCTGCCTTCACTCCGACGCCAGGATAAATCTAGCCCATGGGGCGGTCCGATCTGCGAAGACCGTCGGCGCCAACGTCAGGTGGCTCCGGGCCGTCCTGGAGGCTCCGGTGGGGGTCAACCTCCTGATGGCCGGTAAGACCCTCTTCTCCCTTGAGAGGAACGTCCTTAGCCCCATCGCCTCCCTCGTCGGTTCGAATAACTTCGACTATAAGAGGTCCCTTAAGACGGCCTACATCTACGGCCGCCCCATCATGGTGGAGGGCGGGAACGACGAGGCGGCCTATACGAAGATCGCAGGCCTCACCCTCGGCGGAGCCTACGTCGATGAGGGCTCTCTCGTCCCTGAGAGCTTCTTCAACATGCTCATCTCTCGTCTATCCGAGCCCGGCTCCCAGCTTTTCCTGACGACGAACCCCGGCGGCCCCGGCCATTACCTAAAAAAGAGGTGGCTCGACCGGGAGGACGACCTCGACCTCAAGAGCTGGCATTTCAGGCTGGAGGATAACCCCTGGCTCGATCCCGCCTACGTCGAGGAGCTCAAGCGCCAGTTCGGCCCTCCGACCTCCCTATTCTACCAGAGGTACATCCTCGGCGAATGGGTGGCGGCCGAGGGCGCTGTATTCCCGCATTTCGACCGGGCCCTCCACGTCGTCCCCTCGATCCCCGACGGCCCGATGAAGTCGCTAGTCGTCGGTATCGACTACGGCCAAACCCATCCGACGGCATTCTTGAAGCTCGGGCTGTGGGGCGGCTGCTGGTATGCTTTCGGCGAGTACAGGGAGAGCGACAGGACGAACGCCAGGCTCTCCCAGGACCTCCAGGGCTTCCTGGGGGGGAATTATCCGTCGGCGATCCTGGTCGACCCGAGCGCAAAAGCCCTCATCAACCAGCTCCGGGCTGATGGGGTGCAGCGGGTCCGGGGCGCCGATAACGCGGTCCTCGACGGGATAGGCCGGGTCTCCTCGGCCCTCTCGACGGGGGCCCTTAAGATCGTGGGGCCGGCATGTCCTCGACTTATCGAAGAAATTGAGGGGTACAGGTGGGACCCGAAGGCGACCGAACGGGGCGAGGACAGGCCAATAAAAGAATCAGACGACCTAATAGACGCTTTACGATATCCTGCTAATTTCATTTTCAAGAGGGGTGGGGGATCATGACACTCACAGACTTTTCATTCCTGGAGCCGGGGCGGAGATGGCCTCCGACCGACGAGCGGGCGAGGATAGACCGATACGATAGATGCACTTTGCTTTTCGAAGGCGACCACGAGGCCGCCTTTCCGGGGATCACGGCGCTAGACGACGATCTCGACCAGATCACGGCCAACTGGTTCAAGCGGTCGACCACGCTCATATGCGACCTGGCGAGCCCGCTACGGCTCTTCGCCGATAACCAGGCCGAGATAGATCGGATCGCCGAGGCGAACGACCTCGACCTCCTCGTCTATGACCTCTTCGCCGACATCCTCCGATTTGGGAACGCTGTCTTGAAGGTCCGATTCGATCCTCGGCGGGGCGGGATCGTCGAGCGGATAGATCCCCGGTACTGGTTCCCGGTCGTGAGTCCCGACGATGGCCGAGACGTCCAAGCCCACTGCATCTGTTATAACTTTAACCAGTATGAAGACCATATCCAGCGGGGATACCTGAGGGTGGAGATTCACAAGCCCGGCTCGATCGAGAACCGCCTCTTCAGGCTCGACTCCGGGGCAGCGATCACCTCGGAGCTGCCTATATCGGCCCTGGAGAGGTACTCGGGGATGCCGTCGGAGGTACGGACGGGGGTCGACGACTTTCTCGTGGTCCCGCTGTCGGGGCTCCTCTCCTCCGACGGGGTCTTCGGGCTCGACGACTACGGCGGGATCGAGGGCCTCGTCCGAGAGCTGGAGAAGAGGCTCATCCGAACCTCGAGGACCCTGGACAAGTTCGCAGACCCGAACATCGTCCTACCAATTGAGAATTTCTCGGTAAACCCCGGTACCGGCGAGCGATACTTCGTGAACCCGTGGACGGGGAACCCGATTTTTGAAGATATCGAGATCGGCGGCGGTCGGTACATCGTCTCGGAAGTTGGCGAGACGGGGACGAGGCCATTGCCCCAGTACCTGACATGGGATGCCTCTCTCCAGAACAATTTCAGCCAGATCGAGGAGATCAAGGCCGAGCTTATGGCGATCGGCGAGATCTCGCCGGCCCTCCTCGGCGACGTGAAGAGCGGGCTCGCCGAGAGTGGCTCGGCCCTCAAGAGGCTCGCCATCCCGACTCTTGCGAAGGTGGCGAGGCTGAGGGCGCGTGTAAAGCGGCCCCTCCTGGAGGCGCTGAGGCTATGCGCCAGGCTAGAGGCAATCTCCCGATGGCCGGGGGCCGGGGAGCTTCAGAACCTTACCATCGAATGGGGGAGCGCCCTTCCTGAGGATAGGTTAGAGGCCGCCCAAATCGAGCAGCTCAGGAAGACGGCGGGGCTCACGTCGACGAGGAGCGCCCTTGCGAGACTCGATCCCGACGCCTCCGATGAAGATCTGGACTGGGAGACAGCCCAAATATCTGAGGAGAGACGAGACGAATCGTACCAATTCGTCTGAATCACGTTCATCTGAAAAATCAGGTTACGGAACCGTAAAATCCGGGGGGTTAGTTACGCTATGGCGGACGAAGAGAAAAAATTTACGCAAGAGGACGTTGACAAGATCGTACAAGAGAGGCTCGCCAGGGAGAGGGCGAAATATGCCGACTACGATCAGATCAAGGCCGAGCTGGAGGCTACGCGGGCCTCCCATGCTGAATTGAGGGCGGAAAATGTGACCTTGAAGGCGGAGATCGCCGAAAGGGATGGAAAGGCGAAAGACTCCGAGCTGAAGGCTCAGAAGGCCGAGATCGCCAAGAAGGCGGGTCTTCCTGAGGCTCTATCCTCCAGGATCGAGGGGGCTACTCCCGAGGAGCTGGAGGCCGACGCTCTTCGGCTCGCCGAGAGCCTGGGGCCGGGGCCCTCTGTCGGGACGGGGACCAACCCGCCGACGGGGGCTAAGCGCCCGCTCACTCGGGCCGATATCAAGAAGATGAGCCCTGACGAAATCACCGAGAACTGGGATCAAATTAAGACTCAGTTGAAAGATGGGAGTCTTTCAAGAGTGTGAGCAAAATCAACTAACGGGGGTTAGTGAGACATGACGTTAACCAACTTTATAGGCGAGGTCTGGAGCGCCCAAATCCTCCAGAACCTTCAGAAGAGCCTGGTCTATGGTCAGGCCGGCGTGATAAATAGAGACTACGAAGGAGAGATCAAGGGCAAAGGCGACACGGTGAGGATCACCGCCCACGGGCCGATAACTATCGACAACTACAACAAGACCACCGGGATCGGCGACCCCGAGGACCTCGACGACGCCAGCACCGTCCTCGAGATCGACCAGGCTAAGTACTTCAACTTCAGGATCGACGACATCGACGCCGCTCAGACGAACGTCCCTCTGATGGAATCGGCGACGAGAGATGCTGCGTATCGGCTGGCTGACGCGGCCGACCAGTACGTCGCCTCTGTGATGGTGGCTCAGGCTGGCAACGCCATAGGCGCTGATGGCTCCGATAAAATTTTCGACGGCTCCACCGACCTTGTAACCGAGGAGCTTCTCGAAATCAAGCAGAAGCTCGACGAGGCCAACGTCCCCTTCGCGGGTCGGTTCGTGATCGTCCCCCCCTGGCTCACCAAAATGCTGCTCCAAGAGGACTCCGTTATCAATCCGATTTGGAGCGGGGTCGAAGGCGCCATGTTGAACGGCGAGATCGCTAAGCTCTTCGGCTTCAGCATCCTCCAGTCCAACAACGTCCCCAACTCCAGCGGCGACCATTACAAGGTGATAGCTGGAACGTCGCGGGCTTGCACTTTTGCCGACAGCGTGAACGATACCGAGGCGTACCGCCCTGAGAAATTCTTTGCCGACGCTCTCCGGGGCCTTCACTGCTACGGCGCGAAGGTCATCGATCCGAGCTGCCTGTGCGTTCTGACTTGTGCTCCGAGCTGAGGTGGTGAAACATGGTAAGATCTGCTATAACGGTTAACGAATGCGACGGCTCCTGGAAAGCTAGGGAAACTCCCGATGCGATCGACGTGGCGAACGATCACAGCATAGCGGCGGCGTCCAACTTCAAGAGGATGATCATCCTCGTCCATATCTCGGCGGGGACGGGAACGGGCGGGGACATCGCCCTGAAGGCTGGAACCGCATGGCCCGCCTTCAGGAAGGACCTCGGGGACCTGGCGATCGGGGGCAACCTCGTCGCAACCGAGGAGTACGTCCTCGGCCCGATCGAGACGGCTCGATACCTCCAGGCCGACGGGACCATCCACCTCGACGTCACCGACACCAGCAACTCCAATCTCGCCGGGACGATCGAAGCCTACGCATTGCCTTGAGGAGGTCCGGGATATGGCTCAGCCGTCCAAAACTCTGTTAGAGGAAATCATGGCAAAGCTCGGCGATATCGAGGCCGTCCTGGAGACCATCCAGGAGAATACGGCCCCCGAGGGAGAGCCCGAGGTCTGAGACGGAGGGCTCTATCCTCCTCCTCCTTTTGGGGTGGTCGAGATGGACATTGAAGACGCGGTAACCTGCCTGCTGGCGATCCGAAGCCCGATACTTAGGGCCCTCGCGGAGAGCGGCTACTTTGCGGCGGCGGAGAGGGCGGTGGCGGAGGATCCGTCTTATTATATAACTTTAGCAACTGGGGCCCAACTCCGCCACCAGCTCATAACCAAAAATAAGCTCTTCGGCCCGTTCGTCCTCCAGGAGATACCCTCCCTCAGGGGTCGCAACTACTTCAAAAATCACGGACTGAACCGGCTGGCGGGCCAAATGGCCGACACCGATATCAAATACATACGAAAAATATTCTTAGATAACTGGCCCGCAAATGAACGTACCGCCCCGAAGCTCCTCGCCAATTCGCCAATATGCAGCCCCGCCAGGGCCCGGAGGATCGCCCGGACTGAGCGAACCCGAGCCATAAACGGCTCAAAATTTGAGCTACAGATCGAGGAGGGGATTTTCAGGTACAAGGTCTGGGACTGCGTCTGCGACGGGTCATCCCGAAAAATTCACAAGAAGAGGGACGGGGTGAAGGTCCGGCTCGAAGAGGCGTTCCCGTTCGGCGGGCGGCCGATGTTCCCCGGCGACGGGCCTGGATACGAATCAATTAATTGTAGATGTACTATGGGATATACAACCGATCCGAAGGGGGCATATTATGATTAAACCGAGGAAGTCAGGCGGCAAAAGTAAAGGAAAATCGAAAGCTAGAACCAAAACCAGGCAGCGGGACTATAAGAAGGAGTATCGGGAGTACCACGGCAAACCCGAACAAATCAAGCGGCGGGACGCCCGCAACAAGGCCCGCCGGATGATGGAGAAGGAGGGCCGGGTCCGGAAGGGGGACGGCCGAGAGGTTGATCATAAGGTCCCTCTTTCCAAGGGCGGGTCCAACAGTAGAAGGAATTTGAGGATAGTAACCCGAAGGACGAACCGGCGGAAGGGCAACAAGCGATAACCACGGCGGGGAGTCGAGGGCCCATAGGCCCTCCCCACCGTTCCACAAAGTTGCACCCACAGTTTGGGTTTTTTATAAAATCATATTGGTTAGACGCCCTGGACTCGAACCATACGGCTCATCGCCTTGGTTAGCCTCTTGAGCTCCTCGGGGGTCATCGGCTCTTTTTTATTCAGCCTCCGGACCACAATTTCAACGTCGTCCGAGTCTTTGAGGTCAAGCGCCTCTTTAGCATCCTGATCGATCAGGGGTTTAAGCTCTCCTACCTTCCCCACATAGAGTCGATGCTCTCGATGCTCCATCTCCGCCACGTTAAACTCCTCTGTAAAACAAATGGTTAAACCAGCATAAATATTTAACGTATCGTTTAACAATAGGTTTAACATGGCATTCCTGGGGGTCAAGATCTCGGCGGAGCTGGAGACCCTGATAGACGAAGAGGTTAAACGCTCCGATAAGTCCAAAAGCGATATCGTAAGGGATGCGTTAAACCAATATTTTAACGTCGCGATCCCTGAAGGTACGGGCCTAATAGTATTAGATAAAAATGAGCTTATAAAGCTGATCGATAGCAGATTAGGGGTTAAACCAGAAGTTAAACAGGAAGGTTTAACGGTTAAACCAGCTCCAGACGTTAAACAGAACGTTAAACCAGAAGGTAAAACGGTTAAACCAGAGGTTAAACCGACTCCGCCAGAGGATACCGTAACCGCCGCGAAGAGGTACATCCTCGCAGAGCTGGAGGCAGGGAGGGAGCCGACGGCCGCGGAGGTAGCGGAGCATGTTGGAATGAAATCGAGACCTCTCGGAGTCCTGATGAGCAAAGCGGGCGTGCAGGCTAAATTGACAGGTACGGGAAACAACAAAGTCCGGAGGTACACCTTCGAGCTGAAGGAGCGGATAGAAGAGCTGCTGGCGGTGGAGGACCTCCCCGCGGCGGAAGCCGAGAGGCCCGGATGATGGTTATGGGACCATCTCCGAAAGATATATATGGGATAGTCACATAACTACGTACCATGAAGAGCATTCACCGAACCACCAGCGGCCGGAAAGCAAAGGAGCTGAGAGA